AAACCCCAATCTTCCTGTTTAATGAATACTCGGCCTGTATCTCTTGGATGTATTATCTTTAGATTTTGTGGTAATCCTTTACCCTCCCACGTTAATACACATCTTCCAAAAATCCTTGCCATCGTTGCCGCATCAGCAAGTTTATGATTCCAATTTACTTTCTGATCATAATGTATTAATTCATTTAATTCGCCATCATATTTTTCTAATTCTTTTCTTACCTGTTCTTCATCCATATTTTGATCATCTATTAATTCAAACGTAGGCTTTACTCCACCACCCATTGCATATTCAATTAATTTATCAATGGCCGTACCAGCAATACTAGACGACCAGGCATCTTCAAAATATTCTAATTCAGAATCAGTATAGGCAGGTGTGCTATACATTCTTAATACATCAGCAGTTTTAAATTTTTTACTCGCCGAAGCTAAACGCGACGACGGGAATGCCTTTCTATCCTTATTTCCTGCTAATTGTTCTTTTGCAGTTTTTATCTTTTTAGGCATATTGTTTTTCAGAACTATTATTTAATAAGCAATAGTTTTACGGATAATAGACCTCAGCTGAAATAGATTCCATATAATCAGGCACACCCGTACCCAATTCATCCAACTTTGTTTCATATCCAAATCGCTTAGTAGCACTTGTCATTTTCTGCTGTGGAACTTCCTGACGCTTGATATAATGCCTACCAATAAAACAGGCTAACATTAGGGCCATTACTGTGTCGTCATGCTCATTACCCTCTGCGTAAAAACTATGCTGACCTGCTTCGCTGATATGCTCTGTAAAGATCGTTAATTGCCTTTTTAATTCTTCTATACCCTCTGTTGTTTTTGTTGGGAATTTTATACGATTAGATTGAAACATACGGGCCATCCATACAACCATTTCGTTTTTGCTCATAACCTTACCTGCTGCAATTTTTTTCTGATCCTTTAATTCCCTGGATGTAAAGACAGGTATCACATTTTGTAGTCTATGTTGATAGGCCAATGATTCCCATACATGCTCACCCGTATTGTTAATCTCTAATACATAATGATCAAAATGCTTATCAATATCAATATTAGCAATATCCTGCTCAACGTCAATATAGTTACGATGTAGCCAATTCTTAACCCCTAAAACGTATATGTTATCATTTTTGATTTCAATGCCCACAAAGGAAAAACTATCCCTTTTTTTACCAGGATCTAAACCAGCGATTCTCATTTCTTAATCGGTATTTTTATTTCGGTTATTATCTTATCAATCAGTTTAGCCTGTTCCCAATTAGTCTGCGTTAGCTTATCAATCAACATCTGTTGCTGTTTGATTATCATATCATGTTTTTCAATCGTTTCTTGCTGGGCATCTAAAGCTGTTGCTATCTGCCATAATGTAGGTAAATCTGTTAAATTAATCAATATATTTCTGCCTCATATTCTTCATCTGAATTGTCGCTTAAGTGAAATATTGATCGTTCTGTGGTAGTATATTGATTAAGATATTCCTGTTCCCCATCTAACGTCTTATCCTTTAACATCCGTTCAGCATCTGCTTTCGTATAGATAAAACCAATGGCCTGATGAATATTATATTTTAATTTCATATAATCATTGGCTTCCTTATCAATTTCATAAAAGAATCCACGCATACCATTAGGCGTTGAAATCATATACAGATCTGATTTATTTGTATCAACGATTGGTTTAATGGCGTTCATAACCACGCTGTCATCAATAAGTTTGAAATGTGCGGCTTCGTCTATGAATATGGCTGCAATCTTTGTATCACCCCTTATAGCATCACTGTTACTTGGAAATCCCTCTATCTCTGTTCCGTTGGCCAATTTGATATACAGATCTGTTTTCGATTGAACAATGGCATCAGGAATACTATGGAATAATTCTGCGAATCTTTGCATGATTTTTTTAGTAGTTTTTTCCCTTGTTCCTGCAACTATCATTATCTTATGTCCAGCATATTTGTTAAAGCAATGATAGGCCAAAATGCGAAGAACTATCTCTGTAAATCCTATCTGCCTGGATTTGTTTACATGGAATTTATTATGCTTTGTGTTTACCGTATAGTTAAAAAATTCTGTTTGATATGGCATTAAACCCATTTGTTGTAACGTGCTTGGATGTCTGGGTAATCCTATGATATGCTGAAAACAACAATTCTCTTTTGGTTGTGCCTTACCACAAAAGAAACTTATATCCTGATAATTATTTTTGAATAGATTTGGATTTATTTGCTCTTGTGTTGTCGGGAACATTGGTTCGCTGAGCTTGGTTGTTAGATCCTTCTTCTTCATTATGTAACAAATGTGGCCCATCTCTTAAAAGCCTAATTAGATCAATCGTGGTTTCTACCTTTAGCCTTTCAGCTTCCAATCTATCCTTAGCATCATTTGTACCCGTCTTATCATTGGCAATTTCTTCACAAGTATGGATAGTCCTTTGTAATCTTTCTCTGGCCCATAAGATTTCAGATTCTAAATATTGACTTGATTCCTGTTGAAGCTGTTTCTTATCTTCTGCGTATATATTAGTTAAATGCCATCTGAATGTTGAATCGGCCATTTCCATATGTTTTAGTATTTCAGGCTTGGTTAATCCTAATGAAATCAATCTACGGATTTCAATTCTTACCTTTGCTAACTCCATCTTGGTTTTTTTGGCCATAATTAAAACAGGGAACTAATATATTTAGAAAGTTTCATTTCTGCTAAGATATGCTAAGATAATTTTTTTGCCTCAATTTTGTCCCAGGGAAAGACTACATAACTTTGATCCGTCGTGATTTCTGCTGCAAAAGCATTTTTAGGCAATTCTTTTCCCTTTCTTACTAATAGGAAATAGCATGGTATATCCTTATTCTTTGCTTTACGCTTGATTTTTGTATATGTTTGGCCAGTATCGTATATATCATCAATAAAAATATCTCCCTTAATCTCAGTTTCATCCACATAGATTTGTTTGATACCCCTACTATCTGCCACCAATCTTGCAGGAATAAGACCACCTCTTGATACGGTTGATATGGATTTTACTTTTGTACCCCTTAATTCATTTGATATTCTAGTAATCAAATGTTCAATTTCGGCCCATGAGAAAACAGGTTGTTGGGCATTTTCCCCATCCAGTAAAGGATCATATTTTAGTGCTGTAAGCAGGGTTATTTCCTTTTCAGGTATATCTATTTTTTTTGCTAAAACATCAATAGGAATCGTCTTTTGTAGTTTTTTCAATACGTTTCCTGTTTCCGTAGGCGTTAAGAATCCACGTTCACGATTAATCCTGATTGTTAGAATCTTAGCCTGGTCGTCATCCACATCCTCAATTATGCAGGGAATCTTCTTAGCACCTAGCTTCTTTAGGGCCAAATACCTATGTTCTCCGTCTATGATTATGCCATTCTTATTTACTATGATTGCACCAAAAAACTTGTTATTCTTAATACCATCCGTTAATGAACTAAATAGTAATGGTGGCATATAATTTGGGTTATAATTATTCGGCTTTATTTTGGCCGTATCAAGCCATTTAACTTCATTTGAATATTCTATTTCGTTTGACATTTTAACTCCTTTAATTCCTTAAATGCGTTTAACTCCCTTTCTGCTTGTAGCCATTTGTAAATACTATAAACCCATAACGTATGTACGTTACTCACTGATAATCGTGATTTGTTCTCACGCTTGATAGTGGCAATCATGCCCGTAACCGAGTAGGTTCTATTATAGACAGATCTTCTATCACTTGTGGTTGAATCTACTGATGTAACCCTATCATTAACCCTGTATAATATTCCAATATCAGTAGTGCCAAATAGATGAATCTTTTTGTTTTTGGGAATCCTATCTAATACATCCATTATGGCATTTATTCTTCTTCTCTTTTTCTTTACCATCGTTTTGATTGCCAGGCCACCGATTGCAATATAATCTGATTTCTTAATGTAATAATCCAGGTAACTATATGGTTCGTAAATATGATATGTTGGTATAACCTTTAATCCTGCTTTAGTCATTTTATCATAGTTTTGTTTTGTTTTTTCAGCATCCTTAATATCGTCCAACGATGCGATATGCGCAACCCTGTCCTTATTGGCCTTACAAAATTCAATATACTCATCCAGGTTTATTTTCTCATTTAATGTAAAAGCTGAATAAGCACCCGAATCCAAAAATATTTCTGCGTCAGGAACAAGCTTGTATATCCCACTGATTACATCGTTTTTTAATTGATAAAAATATGAAACGAGAAATCTTTTCGCACCTGCTTTGGCATAGGGCCATATTTGAAAGTCACTGATTTCAGCGAAATAGATCTTCATTTTTAATCCTCATTAGAAATTCTGTCTTTACTTCTTCATTTCTGAATCTGCCTTTCAATACCTGGGAATTGACTGTAATTGTGCTTGTGTTAATTCCCCTACCAAACATACAGGTATGTACGCAAGATAAGGCCACGCCCAACCCTAACGGATGTAAAAGATCATCTAGGAAGCTTGCTATTTCTTCCGTTATGTTTTCTTGTAACGTTGGCTTTGAACATATCTTATCTACTGCCCTTTGAAATTTTGATAAGCCTAGAATTTTGCCCGTTGGAATATAACCAATATAGCAATAACCAAAGAATGGTAATAAGTGATGCTCACAGAATGAAAATAATTTAATCTTATTGATTACTATCATTTCATCGTTTTTTGTATCGAATGTTGTAAACCTATCATAGTTTCTTTTTGTTTCTAATTCCTTTGAAAAATTCATAACCCTGGATTGAGTTTCTTCTGGGAAATCCTTGCCACCCAGCAGATCAAAATATTCTTTAACGTTCAAATCAGATTAATCCTCTTGGCACATTTAACACATCTTACTTTTAGCCTACCCTTAGCCCTGGTTGTTACTATTTCATCTCCAATATGGATCGGTTTATCACAAGTGCCACAGATTGTATTACCCTTTTTTTGTAGCAAGGGCCATGTTGAAGATTTAAGGATATATTGCTTCATCGTAATCTCTTACCGCATTTTAAACATCGTAAAATATTCTCTGTATTCCATTGTTCCCCACAACATTCAATCATTTTATTTCATCTTTTCTATCAATTCTTCAAGTTCAAATGCCACAAGATCTCCACTACATAATGCTTTGATGATCTGTTTAATCGTCATCTTAATTTCATTACCTTATGTTGCTGTAACATAATATTCCAATCAGTTAGTTTATACTTTAAGATCATTTTGGAAATTTTGTCAATATCAGAATCAACAGGTTGTAGAGTTTTTACTCCATCATAGTCTTTAAAATAATCCATATAATATTTCAAGTCCTTTTCATTTGTAACTACGCATTTTACTTCATGGGTATCTTCTAGTATTTCTTTTTTGAAATCCATCTTAGAGTATAACATTTTTGGAGAACAGCATACCCAATCCATTTTTTTAACTATTGGATGATAATACATTCCACTTGTTTCAATCTGTACGAAAAATCCTCTATGCTTTAACATTATTACAAGCTGTGAAAGATCTTGCTCTAAGGGTTCGCCACCCGTAATACAAACCCAATCTGCACCGCTTTGTTCTGCTCGTTTAACTATATCTGCTTCTTTAGTTATAGCATCTTGTGGTCGCCATGTATATTTAGTATCACAAAAATAACACCCGACAGCACATCCTTGCGTTCTTACAAAATATTGTAATACGCCTGTATTTTTCCCCTCGCCCTGAACGGATAAAAATTCCTCATTAATCGCTAACAAGTTCCATACCGTATTTGTGAGTTTCCTGGATGTAAACATCTATTTTCTTTTTTAATTCATAACCGATCTTTTGTGATAGATAATCAACCAATTCTTCTGTTCTGCCTAATCCAGCAATATCTGTAATATTCTTATTTTGTAGGCCACCCAATACTTTTTCTGTTGCATTTTTTACTACCTTAAAATCAAGAAATTCATCTTCCTGTAACGGTACGGTAATTACTATAACTGATTCGTGATCATGTGGTTTTTCGCATTGCTTATCGAAAAGCTTTGGTTCATTTTTGATATAATGAGAAAAGTTTAGTTTAGTTTTATAATGTATTTTTTTCATATTTTATTTCTCATCTTTGAATATAATAGCATGGCTATGTTGATCATTGGTATAATTTCGATCAAATCCACGCCATAAAGGAAGAAATCTAAAACAGGATTTATCCTACTAATCATCCCTAATTCCAAATACAGATCAGCATTCCAAATCATATGAGGAATCTGAATATAGATGATTACGGCCGTAACAAGCAAAGACTTGGTTGTATGCTTGTCATACCAATTCCAAAATTCATTCCAATATGCTAACAAAGCTGTCCATCT